TCTATCAATGTTAAGACTAACCATGATCCAAGACAAGCTATCTTTGAGATAGTTAAACAGTTAAAAGGTATCCTTCCAGTATTATCAATTGATTACAGATTGATTGAGGAAAGAGATACAAACGTTGAGCATCATGGAGGTTTAGATGATAGTTCCGAATTGGAAACATAACTCTGGTAAGTATCAAAAACCTACCAAGAAACCCGTTGCTATTAGACAATCTAAAGCACGATTGAAAGCGCTAATTAAGAAATTAAACTCTAGTTAGCGCTCTTTTTATATCCTAATTCACAGTCAGAGCGTAGCTCATGGACGGTGGATCTTTCACAGTCAATCTCACGGACGCTCACCATCATGGACTCAGAACAAAAGTACAACGTCACTCTTGAAAGTGGACGCACATTTATTATTGATGCTTATGATGATATTGATGCTATGTATGTAGCAGACAATGAATCTAAGTTATTTGATGATTACCTAGTTAACGTGGAGCCGATCGAATGACTAAGAAGAAGAAGAAGTACTTCCCTAACAAATGGAAGCAGTACAGCGAAGTACCAGATGAGATGTTCGAACCTATAGAGTTTGACGTCTTCATGGATTGGAAGATTGCAGGGTATGAAATCCCTACAGAAGTTGTAGCTTTAGTCAGAGAAAAGAACGTTGACACTGGGAAAGTTAAAGAACATGTTTATAAGTATAGACATGCAGCTATTAAGAAGACCCGTAAACTTATGCTGGAAGGTAATAAGGAAGTTACGGTAGTTCAACACGATTCAGTACACTTTATTGACCCTAGATATGATGACATCTTCACATGATAAGATAGACGAGTACTATCAAGAAGCATTAGCTTCTATCCCATTAGATCACCCTCATTACGATGAGATACATGATTTACTAATAGATCAAGTAAACGACGATCTTTCACAGTCAAATGCCTACACCCGAACAAATAGATGAGCAAATCAAGCTAGAGAGTTACCAAAAAACCGAGGGACTCAGACGACTCAGGGACAACAACGATAAATTAGAACAACAGAACTATGCATCAGCTACTATATACGGTATAACCTGTATAGAAGAATTGATCCCATTAACTATCAAACAAATCGAAGATACCAGATTACGTATTAAACGTGGTCAAACAGGTAAACATTTTAAGGAGATCAATACTTACCTAGCTAATATAGAAGACGAAGTTCTAGCTATTATTGCTTGTAAACTAACCTTTGATAGTGTATTTGGTAAAAGACCTAACAGTAATTATGTAGCTAATGTATCAGAATCAATAGGTAAAGCTATAGAGTGTGAGGCAAAGATGCGTCACTATGAATCTAAAGCACCAGGATTATTACATACATTAAAGAAGAATTACTGGCATAAATCATGTGGAACACAACAAAAAGTTGTAATAATTCAAACATTAATGAATCGTTACGGCATTGAAGCATGGAATTCATGGACTACCACAAATAGAATTAAATTAGGCGGATGGTTATTAGATTGTATTATGGAATCCAGTGGTTGGTTCTTTAGAGGAACTAAACGACAAGGACGTAAAACCATCATGGTCGTATACCCAACACCTGATTTTCTAACTATCAAGGATGATGTAATAACAAAGAGTGAGATGTATGCACCACTCTCTCTACCAATGTTAATTGAACCTAATGATTGGAGTAATGAAAATCCCGGAGGATACCTTCTAAACGAAGTGAGAAGAGGAAATCCTATGGTTCGTGCAGGTTTTGAGCATGGACTTATACAGGGAGAAAAACCTATTGAATTCTTGAATAAGATTCAGAAGGTTGCTTATCGCTTAAACCCTTTCACAGTCAAAGTTTCTGAACATTTTGAGAGTAAGGGTATGAGTATAGGTAAGTTTATACCTGTTATTGATCTACCTTTCCCTCCTAAACCTGTTGATATAGAGGAGAATAAAGAAGCTCGTAAAGCTTATAGGAGAGCAGCGGCAGAGGTAATGAATAAGAATGCAGGAGCATTCAGACGTTCATGCCGGACTAGAATGGTTATGGATGTAGTTAGGTTGTTTAAGGATAAAGAAAGGTATTATTTACCGTGGTCTTTTGATTACCGTGGTAGAACCTACCCAATCCCATCATTTCTAACACCTCAAGACACAGACTGGTCTAAGTCATTGATAAGATTCGCTGATGAAGCGCCAATGACTGATAAAGCAGAGGAATGGTTGGCATTTAATGTAGCTACAACTTATGGTCTCGATAAAGATACATGGTATGATAGGCAGGTATGGGTTAAGAATAACCTACACCTCATCACTAAAATAGCTCAAGATCCCATAGGTAATCTTCCCGATTGGGAAGCTGCATCAGAACCTTGGCAATTTCTAGCCAGTTGTGAAGAATATTATGCTTGTGTCATTACACAACACCGAAATACAACTGGATTATGTGTAGCTATAGACGCTACATGTAGTGGCCTACAGATTCTCGCTGCTTTAGCGATGGACAAACGGACAGCACAACTCGTCAATGTGCTCCCTTCTGACAGGCCACAAGACGCATATAAGGTCGTAGCTGAAGCTGCTAAACCTCATATCCCTGAGATCCTGCATGAACACTGGGATCGTAAGTGTGTCAAAAGGACTGTTATGACCATACCATACAATGCTAAACCATTTAGCAATAGGTCATACATCAGGGATGCACTAAGAGAGAAAGGTATTGAAATAAATAAAGATGACCTAACCATAGTCGTCAATGCGGTTAGGGAAGCCATGAATAAAGAATTTCCCGGACCAATGGCTGTCATGAAATGGATTGAAAAGGAAGTAGCAAGATACTTTCTATCTGATCCACAACCTGTTATGTTAGACTGGTTAACACCGGGAAAATTTCAAGTTGTTCAACACTTACAGAAACGTGATACAAAGACAGTGCAGCTACATCTATTAGGTAAATGCCAAATAGAAATAGCTTATGATCTTGATGACCCGTCTCTTGCTAAGCATAAAGCTGCAACAGCTCCTAACTTTATTCACAGTCTAGATGCGAATTTACTACACTACAGCGCACTACAGTTTAACGCTCCTATAGCTTTAATACATGATAGTGTCTTATGTAGAGCACCTGATATGACTATGTTGTCTTGTATAGTCAGAGAGAATTACGCAAAACTATTTAGTAAAGACATTTTAGGTGAGTTTGCCCAATCTATTGGGGCCAAAACACCACCACCGATCATTGGAGACTTAGAACCCTCCGAAGTGATTGATTCCACTTATTTCTTTTGTTAATGTATTACCCATCATTATTTGAATCATTCTTCTCACCTACTAGGATAGTAGTGGTCTCTGAAGAGAGGCTTAAAGCTGCTGAACTTAAGGTAAAACAAGATGAACTCACTGCTGTTGATCTTCGGATCACTGAACTCAATAAATATAAAGACGAGTTAACTGCACAAGTTTCTAAGCTTCAACCAGCTAAAACTGGTAAGGACTTAGACGCATTAGATGGTGCAGAATGCGATGTCTAGAAACGTACATGTCACTCAAAAACCTGTAACTTTAGAGGGTTTCCAAGCTATACTAGCTCCTAGTAAATTTGGTTATTCACTATCTGCTGTAGTAGATTCAGATCTTATAGATAAATTAGAGTCTGAAAGAGCTGATGTCCTTAAGTGGGCAGAGTCAAAGCTCAAGAACCCTAAGAGATCTACACTCAAGCCCGAGCCATGGGAGGAAGTCAGTGACGGGAAATATAAACTCAAGTTCTCTTGGAATGAAGAGAGACGCCCGCCTGTGGTAGACACAGAGGGTTCACCCGTAACCGATACTAAGACCCCATTATATGCAGGATCTACAGTTAAACTTGGTTTTTATCAGAAGCCTTATATCCTCAGAGATGGAGTTACCTATGGTAGTTCTCTCAAGTTGGTTGGTGTACAAGTTGTCTCAGTAAAAGGTGAGGCAGGTGTAGACACTGGCGACTTAGATGTTAACGAAGTAGCAGAATTGTTTGGTAATACTACGGGTTTTAAATCAAATGATCCCAATGTAACACCAACAACCACCGCTGATGACGAAGAAGACTTCTAAATACAGGTCTAAATTAGAAGAGGATATAGCTGATTTACTTGAGGGACTTGATGTATCATACGAATATGAAACCGCTCAAGTCCCTTACACTATACAACATATTTACAACCCTGATTTTATATTATCCAATAAGGTTCATTTAGAAGCGAAGGGATACTGGTCCGCTGAAGATCGACGTAAAATCAAGGCCGTGAAGCGAGATAATCCTGATTTAGATTTGCGTATGGTGTTTCAAGCACCATTCAATAAAATATCCAAACGAAGTAAAACAACTTATGCCCAATGGTGTGAACGTCACGATATACCGTGGACCTCTTGGGCAAACATTCCACTTAAATGGTTAATTGAAAGATGACCGAAAGTGAGTTCGTAAGACATATACCTTGCGAAAATTGTGGATCGTCAGATGCTAATTCGTTATACTCTGACGGTCACACTTTCTGTTTTGTCTGTCACAATAGAACAGGCGACAATGATGTTATTCACAGTCAAACAATGACTCAAACCGTTACTCTTACGGGATCAGCCGAACGGCTGCATAAACGTAATTTATCGGAGAAAACAAATCAATTCTATCAGATTTATAGGGATGGTAGTACATTACGATTTCCTTACTATACAGCTGATGGGATATTACAAGGAGTAAAAACAAAAAACAAACAAAAGGATTTTCGTTATGAAGGAGTTTCCACTGATACCTTATTTGGTCAGCATAGGTTTCCTAGTACTGGTAAACGTATTGTTGTTACTGAAGGTGAGTTAGATGCTGCCTCCTGTTACGAAGCTATGTCCGGATGGCCAATGGTATCTCTACCCCATGGGTGCGCTTCTGCAAAGAAAGATATCCAAAAACAGATCCCCTTATTCCAAGGCTATGATGAGATTGTACTCTTCTTCGACAGCGACGATGCTGGCCGTAAGGCGGCGAAGGAGGCGGCAAGCGTCCTACCACCTGGCAAGGTCAAGATCGCTCGCCTTGAGAGCTACAAGGACGCCTCAGACGCACTACAAGATGGTAATGCTGAAGCGATTCGAAAGGCTATATGGGACGCTGAGTCGTTCCGACCTGATGGAATCATCGATGCAAAAACTCTTAGGAATCTGGTAACCACACCTCAAACACCACATGACCACGAATACCCCTTCAAAGGACTCAACGAGAAGCTACACGGGATCCGGTATGGAGAGCTTACAACATTTTGTGCTGGCTCTGGCTCAGGAAAAACATCCCTCGTCCGTCACATTGCAACTGACTTGCTCATCAAAGGCGAACATGTTGGGATCTTGGAGCTTGAAGCGAGTAATAGAAGAACCGCACTTGGATTAATGTCCACAGCTTGTGGTAAGAATTTACACATTGGTGAGCATGACAAAGAAGAACTTGACGCCGCCTTTGGGGATAGTATTGCCAATTGGAATCTTTATTGTTTTGATGGGTTTGGAAGTTATGATCCAGACATCATCTATTCTCGAATCGAATACATGGCTTGCGGATTGGAATGCAAAGTCATTTTTTTAGATCACCTTAGTATATTATTGAGCGGACTAGAAGGTGATGAGCGTCGCATGATCGATGTAACCATGACCAAATTGCGTAGCTTGGTAGAACGTACAGGCATCGCATTATTTTTAGTCTCGCATTTAAGGAGGGCGAGTAATGATAAACACTCTCATGAAGAAGGAGGAAGAGTTAGTCTGTCCTCGCTTAGAGGATCTCACAGCATCGCTCAAATTTCAGATCAAGTTATTGCCCTCGAAGTCGATCAGCAGAGCGGAGATGAACGAAAGCTTACGACTGTTAGAATCCTTAAAAATCGCTATTCAGGCGAAGTTGGCGTCGCATGTCAACTAAGTTACGATTTAAACACTTGCAGATTTAACGAACATGAAATTGAACCCGAATCAGGATTCAACCCCGCAACAGACTTCTAACTATGTACATCCTTGGGATGCTTACGTAGCAAAACTGAATACACCTAATCCACCATCGCAACAAGACGTTGAAAAAGCCAAGTTCGTTGACAAAACCTACCAATGGAACCAAGGTGGGAACGATCGTGTTCGACCTAGAAACAAACGGTCTACTCCATAATGCCACTAGTATCCACTGTGTTGCACTCCATTGGGGTGAGATTGACGTCACCGAGTCGTTTAATGATGAGCCTTATGGAGACGGGACATACGATATCAAGGAAGATGCTCCGATGGCTGGTAATTACGCCATACATACGGGTCTTCAATGGCTCGAAACAGCAGATGTTCTTGTCGGTCATAATATTATCGGCTTTGACTTACCTATCATACGAAAGCTTTATCCTTGGTTCACTCCCCCTAGTAATATACTGGACACTCTTATTTTATCTAGGCTTTATCATCCTAACCTTTTTGATATAGATCAGAAACATGCATGGCCCCATATGCCATTACAATTATATGGAAGACATTCTCTTGAGGCATACGGATATCGGTTAGGTGAGTACAAAGGGAACTTTGGTAAAACCACCGATTGGAAGGAATGGTCTCAAGAGATGCAGGATTACTGCGAACAAGATGTTGCAGTTACTACTAAACTATGCAAACATTTCCTCCCATACCTGAATGGGTCTCGTTAGAGCATCAGGTAGCACAAATACTTACTCAACAAGAAATTCATGGATGGTACTTTAATGAACGTCAAGCTAGAGAGCTCGAATCAACTCTCAGACGAGAGATGGAAGAAACTACTAGCTTACTTCGCAGACAATTCCCTTACGTTGCAGGAGCGTTGTTCACTCCTAAACGAAATAACAGGACACAGGGATATATAGAAGGAGCATCATTTACTCGACTTAAGGAGCTTAATCCTACAAGTAGGGACCACATAGCATGGATACTACAAACACACTGTGGTTGGACACCGTCATTAATGACCTTGAAGTCCAACAAACCGATCATAGACGAACCAGTGTTAAAAGAGATTGGGACGGATATTGCCCTGTCTTTTTTGAAGATACTGGAACTGACCAAAGCGCTTGGGATGATATCCGAAGGAAAGAACGCATGGCAGAAGCTTGTTACGAAGTCTAGGATACACCACCACTGTTCAGTCGCCACCTCTACTTTTAGGTGTGCCCATCGAAACCCAAATTTAGCACAAGTACCATCAGATGAAAGATTTAGAAAACTATTCACCGCATCACCTCGCAAGGTTATGGTGGGTGCCGACCTTAGCGGTATTGAGCTCAGGATGCTTGCCCACTATCTCGCCAGATACGATCAAGGACGTTACACCAAAATTCTCCTCACCGGAGATATCCACACCACCAACGCCGAGCGTATCGGAGTTTCGAGACGGGATGTTAAAACAATCAGCTACGCCTTCCTCTACGGAGCAGGAAACCTTAAATTAGGATATACTTATGACAAAGGGCTTTCCGAGAACGAGGCGAGAAAGAAAGGTAAAGAACTTAGGGAAGCTTATGTTGCTGCCATTCCGGGTCTTAAAGAACTGTTGGAAGCGGTACACAAAGCTAGTGAGAGGGGTTATGTTCGCGGACTCGACAACCGTCGTATCCTGTGTGACTCGAAACATAAGTCTCTAAATTATCTCATACAAGGGTCGTCGGCGCTCTTAGCAAAACGTTGGATGGTTATCACCCATGACCAAATTAAGAAAATGGATTTACACTGTCACCAGCTCGCTTTTATTCATGACGAGTTGCAGTTTGAATCTGAACCAGAACATGTTGATGATCTCAAATCTCTTCTTGTTCGCTCCGCTGCTGAAGCAGGAGAGTATTACAGTTTACGAATACCCATAGCTGCTGACTCACAGTCAGGTACTACTTGGGCAGATGTCCACTAATATATGAAATTATTAATAGATGCAGACTTTATCGTCTATAAAGCGTGCGCGGCGGCAGAAAGTGAAGTGGACTTTGGCAACGATGTTATTCTTGTCACTTCTAACTTTAGTGATGCATACTCCGCAACACGTAGAGAGCTTACCAAGATTCAAAACAAATTTGGGTCATTCTCTGATATAATACTGTTCTTTTCCGACAGTATAAATTTTAGGAAAAAAATCTTGGAGTCATACAAAGGTCACCGCAATCGGAAGAAGCCGTGTGGCTATAAACGTGTCATAGAAGCTTTAAAAGAAGAGTATAAGGTTATTATTAAACCTACTCTTGAAGCTGATGATGCGATGGGTATTTACTCCACAAAATATCCCGGTAATTGTATAGTATCACCTGACAAGGATATGCGACAAATACCCGGACAACTATATAATTTTGATGATGTATTCACAGTCAAAGAAGATGAAGGTGCTAAATGGCATCTAATCCAAAGCTGTGCTGGGGATCAAACTGATGGTTATTCAGGAATTCCAGGAATTGGTGTTAAAAGAGCTGAAACTTTATTTGAAGAAGAAGGTTATAGTTGGAAAACTGTAGTCAAAGCTTTTAAGGATAAAGGTTTAACTGAAGAAGACGCTTTAATTAATGCTAGACTTGCACGTATCTTAACAGTTGATGATTATGACTTCACAAAACAGCAACCCATCTTATGGTCCCCCGCCACCGATTACAGAATTGACGTATGAGCAGGATTTAAAGTTAAGAGTACTACATGATAAGTTACAAGATACTTTCCATGATCATAAAGAAGATGTTATTACACTTCTAATGGCTTTACAACATCAAAACTTTGTCCTATCAAATTCAATAACAAATTTAGTTAACAAATGGCCAAAGGTCCAACCTACTATCAACGAGGATCTATCGATGTTTGGGATTTTGTTAGACAACAGGGCTTAAACTTCCACCTCGGAAATGCTATCAAGTATATCTGCAGAGCAGGCTACAAGGATAGTAAGATACAAGACTTACAAAAAGCAATCCACTACTTAGAGAACGAACTCCACCATGAAGAAAACCTTCTTATCAGAACAGGCGAAGGAATTCCGATCCAAATACAACCTAAGCAACAGAGCTGATAGACCAACTAGAGCTGTTCAACATAAATTAATTGTTGAAGAATTTAAAGAATTCCTAGAAGCTGAAGGTATGCTATTTATGCATGGTAGAAACCATCAAGAACATGCATTAAAAGAGTTAGCTGATTTAGTATATGTATGCTATCAGTATGCTGAAAATATGGGATGGTTTTTAGACGAAGCTCTAAACCGTGTCCATGAAAGTAATATGTCCAAGCTCGGTGAGGACGGTAAACCAATATACCGAGAAGATGGAAAGGTCTTAAAAGGACCGAATTATAAACCACCTGATTTATCGGATCTATTTTAATGACTGCACAATTAATATCCCGTACAGGACGGGTCCAATCATGGTTGGATAATCCTGAATCAAGACTCCCCGTCTCATGCACCGTTTTCGTCGTAGAGGATTCTATGGAGGGAGAAAATGGTATCGAAAAATCATGGAGATATGTATCCCATGGACTCAGATTTGGCGCGGGAGTTGCGGTCCATCTATCTAAGCTCCGTCCCAAAGGAGCAGAAAACGGCAAAGGTCTTACAGCTTCTGGCCCAGTATCATTCGGAAAAATCTACTCAACCTTAAATGAAACACTTAGAAGAGGCGGAGTTTACAAGAACGGTGCGGTGGTTTTGCATTTGGATCTCAATCACCCTGATATCCTTGAGTTTATCACAACTCCACGGGCAGAACTCCCATGGGTCAAGAGGTGCGTCGATATTGATTCGGGATGGTGGAACAGTGCATCTAATCAAGTAAAGGATGCGTTACTACACGGCATAAAGTCAGGAGATATCTGGCTTAATAAAGTAAAATACAACAATGGAGAAAGAATTTATGGCAACGTCTGTCTTGAGGTTTACTTGCCCTCACGCGGGACCTGCTTGTTACAACATGTCAATCTCAGTGCCTGTACTACAGGAAACATCGAGCAGGCTTTCGCTGAAGGTATGTCCGAATTGTGCGGGCTCCATAGCAGGACAGGTGTTGGAGCAACTGGAGAATACCTGTCAGCTGATATCGACCGCCAAGTTGGGCTCGGAGTACTCGGTCTCGCAAACCTCTTAGGACGTTATAAAGTAACGTATAAAGAGTTTGGCGATCAGTTAGAGAATGTTAACCGAGGTGAGTATGGTAATGGTGTAGGGTATGAATTAGCTTTCAACCTTATGCTAGGTATCCAACGAGCTGCTGATATAGCTGAAGAAAATAATATGGTAAGAGCTTTTGCTATAGCTCCTACTGCCTCTTGCTCATATAAGAGTGAGAGTTTGGATGGCTTTACAGCTACTCCTGAAATAGCACCACCAATAAGCACCTGGGTTGATCGCGATAGCGGTACCTTTGGTGTACAAAGATATCAATACGGCGATGTAGAAATCGCTAGTGAAGTTGGTTGGGATGCTTACAAGAAAGTGGCAGATCAACTGATGATCATGTATGATAATACGGGACTTCTTCACGGATACTCATTCAACTCTTGGAGTGATGTAGTAACCTACGATCGTGAATTCGTGGAAGAGTGGTTACTGTCACCTCAGACCTCCCTTTATTACAGCCTTCAAGTGATGGGAGACACACAAGATAAGACCGATGCATATGCAGCATTAGATCAAGGTGAAGTCGATGATTACTTGCAGGACATTTTAAACGAACCAAGTCCTACCTGCGATTGTCAAGAGTAATGAGAAAACATCCATACGACACATTATTAGAAAGAAAAAGAACATGGACACCTGTCCAAGGTACAAGAGGTACGTTTCGTGATGGATCAGAAGAAACCATCAAGCGTGCTTTGGCAATACGCCATATGGAGTTGCCAGTTGGAGAGTTTATTACTGAGGCACTTGAAAAGAGTGTCCCAGATAACGCCCGCAAACTCCTTGAATCAAATGTTAAAGATGAAATAAAGCATGATATTGCTTTACAGTACATAGTAAACGCCATAGGCGCAGATGAAAATGAAGAAAAAGAAGGAAAACTATTAAGAGATGCTTGGATTGCACACCCTGACCATACAATTACCAAAGCTTTGGTCGCAGAACGGGCCATCTTCTTCGTTCTACTCCCTTTCTTTAGGTTTAATGGGGATGCTGCTTTGCGTACAGTATCTGCTGACATATCGCGCGACGAACAGATCCACGTCGGAACTAATAGTCTTGTTTGTGCTGAGTTGGGTCTATCTCCTTCTCCTTCTTTGGATAAACTTAGGAAGGCCACCATTAATTGGATTGTTCAACCTTTAGGTATAAATACTACCTGTAAATATTTGGACAAAAAATTCTGGCTGGATGTAAGCGATCGCTTAATGTATGAAGGTAAAGCCCCCGAATTAATCTCCACCAAGACGGCACGAATGCCCGCTTTCTTTGAACATGCAAACACAAATCTCCCTCAATACGCTTAAGCTACACAACGCTAGACTGGATGAACTAATCAGCAGGCTTGACTCTAACTTCGGTTGGAAACCAGTTCATCCTAAAGAACCAATCGAATCTATTATGTATCGAGCGGGTCAAGCCAGCGTCATTGACTACATTAAATCAATCATGGAGGAAGAAATCTAATGTGTTTTGGAGGACGTGGAGGAGGCGCGCAGCATATAAACTTACCAGCGCCACCACCATTAGCACCACCACCACCCCCACCTGCGCCACCACAAGCTCCGTTACCTGATCCTACACCAGTAGAAACGGATATTAATCCACAGGTAAAGGAAGATAAATCGAAGAAAACTAAGAACGAGATGTCTCAAGGTACAAGTGAACTAAGAATACCACTTGATACTGATGTAAATATAGGTGGAGATACTGGAGGCATTAACTAATGAATGCACGTGAGAGATATGATTATTTAACGTCAGAACGTTCTCAGTTTCTGGACACTGCAGTTGAATGCTCGAAGCTCACGTTACCATATCTTATACAAGATGATTTAAGTTTAAAGATAAATCATCGCCATTTGATTACTCCATGGCAGAGTGTAGGAGCTAAGGCAGTAGTAACATTAGCAGCTAAATTGATGCTAGCATTGCTACCGCCTCAGACTACATTCTTCAAGCTACAAGTAAGAGATGACAAGTTAGGTGAGGAACTACCTAAAGAAATTAGAAGTGAATTAGATCTATCGTTTTCTAAAATTGAGAGAACGATCATGGATTACATCGCAGCTTCTAGTGATAGAGTAGTTGTACATCAAGCACTTAAGCATCTTATTGTAGGGGGTAACGCTTTAATATTTATGGGTAAGGATGGTCTCAAGAACTATCCACTTAATAGATATGTTGTAAGCAGAGATGGAAACGGTAACGTCCTAGAAATAGTTACAAAGGAACTTATTAGCAGAAAGATATTAGGCAAAGAGCTGCCTGATCCTGTCCCCAATAATGTTGCGGGCGGTAGTTCACGCTCTGATGGAGACGACGTAGAGGTATACACCTGTGTTAAACTGGACGAAAAATCTGGTCGCTGGGTCTGGCACCAAGAAGCTGATGATCAAATTCTTGTTAACAGCCGTAGTACAGCACCGAAGAATGCAAGTCCATGGTTAGTTCTCCGATTCAATACAGTAGATGGTGAGGATTATGGTAGAGGAAGAGTCGAAGAGTTTGTTGGAGACTTGAGGTCTTTAGAAGGACTCTCTCAGGCACTCGTAGAAGGCTCTGCAGCAGCCGCTAAGGTTGTCTTCCTTGTATCACCATCATCGACCACTAAACCAAAGACTATAGCCGATGCTGGTAACGGTGCAATCGTTCAGGGTAGACCTGAAGATGTTGCTGTTATACAGGTAGGCAAGACAGCTGACTTCAATACTGCAGCTAATATGGCACAGCAGTTAGAGAGAAGGATAGCTGAAGCGTTCATGCAACTAAATGTAAGGCAGTCAGAACGCACAACTGCAGAAGAGGTTCGCCTCACTCAGTTAGAATTAGAACAGCAATTAGGTGGGCTCTTTAGTTTACTTACTGTTGAATTCTTAATACCATATCTCAATAGAACTCTACTTATACTCACACGTAGTAAGCAGATACCAGCTATACCTAAAGACTTAGTACGTCCACAGATTGTTGCGGGTGTCAATGCTCTAGGTAGAGGACAAGATAGAGAAAGTCTTACACAATTCATAGGTACTATTGCTCAGACCCTAGGACCAGATGCACTAATGAAATACATTGATGCATCGGAAGCTATCAAGAGATTGGCAGCTGCTCAAGGTATAGATGTATTGAACCTAGTTAAGACTGAACAACAGATGCAACAAGAAATGCAAGAAGCACAAGCGATGCAAGCGCAGCAATCCCTAACTGATCAAGCTGGTCAGATGGCATCAGCTCCGTTAGTTGACCCTACTAAGAACTCATCTCTTAATGCAGCTACCCAACCACCTGAAGAATAATGGCAGAAACACTAACATATGATGCTGGTACTGATACCGTAACAACAGAAGATAACTTAACCGAAGCGGAACAGGAATCTCTAGCTGTTGGTACGGAGATGCAAGCTCAGCAAGAACAGTTACTTGCTGGTAAATATAAAAATGCGGAAGATTTAGAAAAAGCTTATGTCGAACTCCAAAAAAAACTGGGAGGAGAAGGCACTGAAGATAGCGAATCAACTGGGGACAGTGATGCTTCAGATGACGGAGAAGAAACGTCAGAAGAAAAGGAAGAAGAAAAGGAAGAAACTAAAGAAGATTCTCCAGCACTTGCCTTAGTTAATGAAGCTGCAGCTGAGTATTGGGAGAATGATAAATCATTGTCTGAAGATACCATGGCTAAGCTTGGTGAGATGAGTGGTCAAGATTTACTGGCTGCTTATTTACAAGCACAACAAGCTAACCCTGTGGACCAAGCACCTGAAGTATCAGACCTAACAACTACAGATATCTCGGATATCAGATCAGTTGCAGGTGGTGAGAAGGAGTATGCTACTATGGTTCAATGGGCTGCTGATAATATGGATAAAGATGCCGTTGAATCATTTGATTCTTTACTAGCTTCAGGTAATGTTGGCGCTATTAAATTAGCAGTCAGCGGTATCAAAGCTCAGTATGATAATGTCAACGGATACGAGGGAACTATGCTATCAGGTAAACCACCAGTAACATCAAAAGATGTATTTAGAAGTCAAGCTGAACTGGTCTCTGCAATGAGTGATCCACGATATGAGAAAGATTCAGCTTACAGACAAGATATAATTGAGAAATTAGATAGATCACAGAACGTTAAGTTCTAAATAGTGGCGGCCCGAAGCTATCGTACCCGCCCAGTATACTTATTCTAACCCCTAATGCCAAATAACATTCACGCAACTGAACCACAAATAGAAGTAATTGAACAACCTTACTTTGAGAACGCTGAGCGTGTCAACGGACAGCTCGCTATGATAGGGTTCATTGCAGCAATCGGTTCCTATATTTTTACTGGACAAATTATACCAGGATTATTTTAAATGACAACAGCCACACTAAATAAATCCCCGCTTCAAAACTGGGATGAATTTTGTGACTGGGTTACTAGCACTAACAACCGCCTCTACGTGGGGTGGTTCGGTGTCCTTATGATACCCGCACTCTTAACTGCAGCAACCTGTTTTATAATAGCGTTTATAGCTGCACCGCCAGTAGACATTGACGGCATACGCGAACCAGTCGCAGGCTCATTACTTTATGGAAACAACATTATATCTGGAGCTGTTGTACCTAGTAGCAACGCTATTGGGATGCACTTCTACCCCATCTGGGAAGCTGCTAACATTGATGAGTGGCTCTACAATGGAGGACCTTATCAGCTCATCATCTTCCACTTCCTTATTGGCATCGCAGCTTATATGGGACGACAATGGGAACTTAGTTATAGACTTGGAATGCGACCATGGATAGCAGTAGCTTATTCAGCACCAGTCTCAGCAGCATTTGCTGTATTTTTAGTGTACCCATTTGGTCAGGGGAGTTTCTCTGATGGCATGCCTCTTGGTATTTCCGGTACTTTCAATTTTATGTTCGTCTTCCAAGCCGAGCACAATATCCTCATGCATCCATTCCATATGCTTGGTGTTATTGGGATGTTCGGGGGAGCTTTATTCGCTGCTATGCACGGAAGTCTCGTTACTTCCTCGATCGTTAAAGAAACAACTGACATTGAGTCACAGAATTATGGCTATAAATTTGGTCAAGAAGAAGAGACGTATAACATCGTCGCTGCTCACGGTTACTTCGGCAGGTTGATTTTTCAATATGCTAGCTTTAATAATAGCCGTAGTCTTCATTTCTTCCTTGCTGTTTTCCCCGTCGTTTGCATATGGTTTACCTCCATGGGGGTATCCACTATGGCTTTCAATCTCAACGGGTTTAACTTCAACCAGTCTATACTTGACGCTGAAGGAAGGGTGGTCCCTACTTGGGCTGACGTGCTCAACCGCGCCAACCTAGGTATGGAAGTAATGCACGAACGAAACGCACACAATTTCCCGCTTGACTTAGCGGTTACTAAGGAGTTAGAGTATGCCTAAAGGAAAAGGTACCTACGGTACAAAGAAAGGGAGACCTCCTAAGAAATAACTAACTTGGCGGCTCGATAGTCGAATCAGAAGAAGCCACCTCACACTACGTCCGTTCACTCCCTTCGGGGAACGCATGAAACCACATCATGGAACGGGGATGTGGTACTGGAGTATTAACAATGACTGTTAAACTAAGGTATCGTGGTGTTGAGTACACTAAAACTACAAAGTAATTAACTTAACATGAAAAAAATTGCACTTGCCCTAGCGGCATCTCTCGCTTCTGCACCTGCAATGGCTGGCGTTTATGTAAACGTTGAGTCAAACGCATCTTATACAGGCAATGATTATACTTCCCGTACTACCGATCTACACGTAGGCTACGAAGGAGACGTAGGCGACCTAGGATATTATATTCAAGGCGGACCTGCACTCGTAAACGGCGACGCTGTGGACGGATCAACTGATTTCTCAGGTAAGCTTGGAGCTTCCGTAGCTGCCTCTGAAAAACTAGATGTGTATGGTGAAGTATCATTCATTACTGATGAAGATACTGACAATGCATACGGCACTAAAATTGGTGCTAAGTATAACTTCTAAATGAAGAAGTTTAATGAGCTTTGGCTATTAGTTTTTGGACTCTTAGCCATTGCCATTTTTATAGAAGGTTTACACATGTATGAACATGAGCACTGTAGATCTTGCCCTGTATGTGAATTGGAGGAATACTAATGTCACAACAAAGTTCAGCCGCTCCGGCGTTTGTAACAAAACTAACACCTGAACCAGAAGTCAAGGAAAAAGTAGATACTATGCCTAGTGACTACCAACCACCTGGTACAGATGAAGGAGAAGAATCTCAAGAATGAGGTTCGCGGGTATAGTTTAGTGGTAAAACTCTAGCCTTCCAAGCTAGGTTCATCGGTTCGAATCCGATTACCCGCTTTGGCTTTAGCCCTGTACGCAGGATACCTTTAGCCGTCTAGACGGTGGGATAGACCACACATTTTGATCGATCGAAGAAGTTAATACAAACAATTATTTTATTTTAGATCATGGCTCAACAGTCTACCGCACATCAAGCGTCGGTAACTATGCCAGGTGCAGCTAATAGCACCGGCGACAGAAGGGCACTGTATCTCAAGCTATTCTCAGGAGAGATGTTCAAAGGCTTTGAGTACAATGCTATAGCCAGAGATCTCGTCACAAAGAGAACCCTAAAGAACGGCAAATCATTGCAGTTCATTTACACGGGTCACACCAAAGCTGAATTCCATACTCCTGGAAATTCAATTCTTGGTAACTCTGACGGTGCACCCCCAGTAGCTGAGAAGACCATCACTGTTGATGATCTCCTTATCTCAAGTGCATTCGTATATGAATTAGACGAGACTCTTGCGCATTATGAATTAAGAGGAGAGATTTCCAAGAAGATTGGATATGCTCTTGCTCAGAAATATGACAGACTAGTGTTCCGTGCTGTTGCACGTGGAGCTAGGGCTGCATCGCCTATCACTAAGTCTGGTTTCGCTGAACCTGGTGGAACACAGATCCGAGTAGGTACTAACAATAGTGGTGCTGATGCTTATGTATCTGCGTCATTAATCAACTCCTTCTATGATGCCGCAGCGGCTTTAGATGAGAAGGGAGTTAGTTCTGACGGACGTGTGGGTGTTTTAAACCCAAGACAATATTATGAATTGATACAAGCTGTCGGTTCCAATGGTCTTGTTAACAGGGACTCACAAGGTACTGCATTACAGGGCGGTAATGGAATCATAGAAATTGCAGGCATCAAGATCTTCAAGTCTATGAACATTCCGTTCATGAGTCAGTACGGTACTAAGTATGGTACTGCTTCTGCTACTAACCCTGGTGTAGCTTCTCCTGGTAACCTCGGCAACTTTGTCGGTGAAGTTATTGAAGACGCTGCTGCTGATGTAACAGGAATCAATAACGAGTACGGTGAAGAGACTGAATTCGCTAACTCTTGCGGACTTATCTTCCAGAAGGAAGGCGCAGGTGTTGTCGAAGCAATCGGACCTCAAGTACAAATTACTAGTGGTGATGTATCCGTGATTTATCAGGGAGATGTCATACTAGGACGTTTGGCTATGGGAGCCGACTATCTGAACCCAGCTGCTTGTGTTGAACTTATTGCAGGTGCTGCAACAGGTTCTTCAGGAAACGCTGCTTTCTAATTATTATTTATGGAGGGTTCTCACGCCCTCCTTTTTTTTATTCACAAAAATTTATACCTATGGCTACCACTACTGACACCGATACCGAACTATCCGCCGTGAATTCAATACTGGGAGCTATCGGTCAGTCACCAATCACAACTCTCAATTATGAAAACCCAGAAGTATCCTACATTTATAACATATTAACCGAAGTTAATAAAGATGTACAAAATGAAGGATGGCACTTCAACACTGAATACCATATAGCAACAGATCCTGATGCTGATGGTTATATAACTATACCTAATAACGCATTAAGATATGATATACACGATGGATTAAAAGATAGATCTAAGGATGTAGTACAACGTAACGGTAGATTATATGATTTAGTTAACCATACTGATGTATTTACAGCCACGCTGTACCTTGACCTAGTGACGCTGTACGCCTTCGAAGATCTTCCCAACCCATTCCAACGTTACATAACCTATAGGGCTGCTGTAAGGGCTGCTACCCAGCTCGTATCAAACGGACAGCTTGCTCAACTATTGAAGGAAGATGAATTCAAATCTAGAGCAGCTTGTCTTGAGTACGAATGTGATAAAGCTGATCCTTCTTTCTTTGGTAATCCACATGACAGTAACTACACAGCTTATCAACCATACAATGCACTGAGACGCTAATGGCAAGTATTACACAAACAATCCCTAATTATAATGCTGGGATATCACAACAGCCAGATCAATCAAAACGTCCTGGACAATTAGTTACTGCTAAGAATGTAACGCCTGACCTAGTTCAAGGTCTTATGAAACGTCCAGGTGGTAAATTAATTGGATCCTTAAGTGATGGATCTAATAATTCTGTAACTAATGGAAGATGGTTTCATTACTATAGAGACGAAGATGAACAATATATAGGACAGGTTGCAAGAAATGGTGTAGTTAAAATGTGGAGTTGTATTGACGGCTCTGAGAAGACTGTTAATTATGACTCAGGTACTGCTTCAGCTACAGCTGCCTATCTAACTCATACTAACGATGAGGATATACAAACACTAACCCTTAATGATTATACATATGTAGTTAATCGTACTAAGACAGTTGCAATGGATAGTACCACTGCTCCTACTAGACCTTTTGAAGCTTATGTTGAATTAAAAAAAGTAGCTTATGCTAATCAATATGCACTGAATTTATTTAATAATACTAATACTGTTACTTCAAAGACTGCCACTAGGATTAAAGTTGACTTAATTAAATCTAGTAATAATATGTGTAATGGTAGTGGAGGAATGGTTGCTCAAAGTTCAAGACCTAGTCAATCAAGTAGATGTACCAGTGGGGACACTAGAGACGCCTGGTGCCCTAACATTGCAACACGTATATTTGCAGTAAGTAGTGCTGGCTCCTTAACTGATGATGGTATATCAGGTGCATACACTTATAATGTAGATATTAATGGCTCAAACGCTACAGGTAGAGCAAATTTATATTTTAGAATAAGTACTATAGGTCAGTCTGTACCATTTGGTGATGGCTCAGATGTTACTTATCAGTGTAGATATACCACAACTCACGACCTGTTATACGGTGGTGAAGGTTGGGATCAAGGTGACACTTTTCATGTCTGGATGAAGGATGGTTATTATAAAATAACTATCGAAGAGAATAGTGTATCTGAAGTACAAGCAAACCTTGGTCTTATACGTCCTACACCTACATCATTTGATACTAAGACAACTGTTACAGCTGAAAGTATATTAGGTGATTTGCAAGAAGACATTATAGCAACTAGTGAATTCAGTAGTTCAGAAGTACAGATCGTAGGTAGTGGTATTTATTTAACAAATGGTACTGCATTTAACGTAAGTTCTCCAACAGGTGAGTTACTTAATGTAGTTACTAATGAAGTAAATGATATAACTGACCTACCTACTCAATGTAAAAATGGTTATGTAGTTAAAATTAAAAACAGTGTAGCTCATGAAGATGATTACTTCGTTAGATTTGATGGAGAACATGGTCGTGATGGACCTGGAACATGGACAGAATGTCCTGAACCTGGACGTAAGAATACTATAGACCAAGGCACTATGCCTATCTCTATTGTTAGGGAAGCTAACGGTACCTTTACTGTAGATCAAATCTTATGGGATTCAAATACTTGTGGTAATACTACAACAGTACCTGAACCTTCTTTTGTAGGTAAGACAATTAATAAGATGATCTTCTTTAGGAATAGAATGGTAATGCTCAGTGATGAGAATGTTATCATGTCTAGACCTGGAGACTTCTATAATTTCTGGCCTCGATCTGCTATCACATATACTGCAACAGATAATATTGATTTATCATGTAGTTCTGAAAAACCAGCAATAGTATGGGATGGTATACAAGTTAATGCTGGTTTAGTACTATTTACTAAGACTCAACAGTTCATGTTGACTACAGATAGTGATGTACTGAGCCCTCAAACTGCTAAGATCAACGCTCTAGCTGCTTATAATTTTAATTATAAAACTAACCCTATCTCATTAGGTACTACTATAGGATTCTTAGATAATGCTGGTAAGTATTCTAGGTTCTGGGAGGTAGCTAAAATACTAAGAGAAGGTGAACCTATTGTTGTAGACCAGACTAAGATTGTAAGTAAATTATTTGATAAAGACTTAGAAATCATATCTAATTCTAGAGAAAATGGTTTTATATTCTTTAGTAAAAAAGGTGATACGACTTTATATGCGTATAAATACTTCAATAGTAGCGAGGAACGTTTACAGCAAGCTTGGTTTACATGGGAAGTGATGGGTACAATTGAACATCATGCTGTATTAGATGATGCTTTATTTGTTGTTGTACGCAACGGTGGTAAAGATGTTCTTCAAAAATTCTCACTAAAAATTGATGATGGTGAACGTGAAATAAATGATAACCAAGGTACAACTAGTGATACTACTGATGATATTACATACAGAATTCACTTAGATAATAGCACTTTAATTGCTTCTAGCTCCTTATCTGCATACGATGCTGTTAACAATAGAACTACTTTTAATTTACCTACGGGTTTTAATAATAGTTCCGGTCAGTTAGCAGTCTATGTAGTACCTAGTTCTACGGATCTAACCTTTCAAGGACGCTCAGAGAATGTATCTACTTATGTAGAGAGTGGTGTTACTAAAGTAAGTCTACCTGGAAACTGGAAAACATATGATCCACAATATGTAGAAGATGGTAGTACTGGTGATGAAGTAACACCTGCTAATAACATAGTCTTAGGATATCAGTTTGATATGGAAGTAGAATTTCCTACTATCTATTATCAACAACCTGTGGGAAATCAATGGAGAGCTTTAATTAATGGGTCTTTGGTTGTTCATAGAGTTAAACTTAATTTTGGAGCTAATGGTTTATATACTACAACTATTGATAGAAGAGGTAAACCATCTTATACAGAAACGTGGGAACCTATTATTTCTGATGACTATTCTGCAAACAGAGTACAAATTAATGAACAAACAGAAAGAGTTATTCCTACCTATGAACGGAATAAGAACTTAACTTTAACTTTTAAATCAACACATCCAACTCCTGCTACGTTATATTCAATGACATGGGAAGGAGATTACACCACTCAGAATTACAAACTTGTCTAAATATATTCACCCAATTACAATGGAGGCTGCTCTTGAAGTGGCCTCTAATCTACTACCTGCTGACCGTCGTGAGGTCGAAGAGGGTCATGGTGTAGATGCAAAAGAAGCTCTTATTGATGCTGTTCAGAAACCCTCCTGTGTATACTTCGTAGTGCCTAACGGCAAGACTGCAGGTATGGCTGGAGTAGATGAAGGAGGACAGATCTGGATGTTATGTACAACCGCTATTCATGACTATCCCATGACCTTTGTTCGAGAGGCAAAGCGTTATGTTGAACGTCAAGAAGACAAGTTACTTTGGAATATCGTAGATAAACGTAACAAAGTACATTTAAAGTTGCTTCAATTCCTAGGGTTCAAATTTCTAAAGGAATTTAAACATGGACCCAACCAAATAACCTTTATAGAGTTTTGCCGTGTGCTTAGGTGCTAAAGAGAAGGCTGCAAATGAGCAGCTAAAACGAGATTATCAGCATAAGCTCGATTTAAGAGAGCGTAAATGGATGCAAGACATTAGTTTAACTAGGGTCCAGCATTTACAACATGAACAAGGTATAGATGCTAGCAATCTTGGATTAGCTAACTTCTTTACAGATATACAAGAGAAACATGGAGAAGCAGTTGATGCAATGTTTACTCAAAGTCAAGAAGATTGGAAAGAATATTTAGCTAAGAATGCAGGTGACCAACGTAAAGCAGCAGGACAACTAGGTAGATCTACAGATCGTATCAGTGCTGTTGACCTTGGGGCATATCTTAAGAAAGGTCATGATCAAGTAGAAGCATTAACTAAAGCTTCAGTAGCAGCTAATAAAGCTGCAGGTCAAATGACTGCTAAAGTTAGAGCACAGCAGATGCAATCATTTGCTAATAATATGTTTATTAAACATCCTGATATTGCACCTCCTAAACCTGTTGGTCATGATGTGGGAGCTGCAGCATTCAGAGATGCATTACAAATTGCTAGTACAGTTGTTCAAACTGGTATGGCAGTTGCTTCTCCATTTATTATTAAAAGTGATAGAAGTTTGAAAGAGAATATTAAGAAATTAGGTGAATCACCATCTGGTATAGGTATTTATAAATTTAATTACATTGGTAATGCTAAGAAATATATAGGTGCTATGGCTGATGATGTTATGAAAGTTGTACCAGAAGCTGTATCTACTATGGCTAACGGATTCTTTGGTGTTAACTACAATCTCATTGATGTACAATTTAAGGAGGTAGCATAATGGGTGTTAGAGTAAATGGTCAGTACTATCTTTCAGAAATTACTGATTACCTTACACCAGCTGAGAAAGCTGCGAAAGAAGCTAAGGCTAGAGAAGAACGTGCTCACCAAGATCGGATAGCACATAGTAAGAATATATATGATACTGATAAAGGCATGCAGCAATTAGCAGCTGTTAAAAGTCTTGCTACGTTATCAGCAACTGTAGCTAAAGGTGTATCACAGGGAAAGAAAGCAAGGGAGCAGAAAAAAGCAGAAGAACAAACAGCAACTAATCAAAAATTAACTTTTCTTACAAGTAATCCTACTCATAAAGACGGGTTTAGAACGGCATTAGAATGGAATGAGAAAGCAAAAGGTATTAATGAACAAGATCAGACCTTTAAAAGTTTTGTTGAAGGTTTAAGAGCAGAAGACAAACTATCTGATGAATTAGCACGATACTTACTTAAATCATCTTCTGGAGAATTATTACGTGCTAAACTATGGCAAGGTTCTGATATTGTAAATAACTTTGAAACTACATATAAAGATGATATAAATAATCTTAGAGGTAAAGATAGAGTAGATCATGCAGCAGAATTTAATACTCCTGAAAAAGTTCAACATGATTATAGAACTAAATTAAATACAGCTCTTACTGCTTTAGGTCTTGATGAAGATACTATAATATCTAATTTTGCTACTTCGATACAAAGTTCAAGTGAGAAGGTTAAGACTGCTGCATCTCTTTTATACAGTACAGAAGGTAAATTTGAAGAAGCTATATCATTTGAGCAGGGACTTGAAAAAGCTAGAACAGTTCAGAAAGAAGGTATCTTAAATCCAATAAAGGGACCTGTTCCAGATCCTAGGCTGGATGAAGTTTCAGTGTTTGTTAATCAGCAACTAGATACTTTCACTGCTCTTTATACAGAGAAGGGTATGAAACCTGAGCAAGCTCGGCAAATGGCAAAACAGCGAGTAACTGCTTTAATTAAAATGTCAGTTATTCGAAAAGAATTTAATCAGGCTGATTTAGGGGACTTAAAAAAAGGTTTGAATTTAGGTAATCATCCTGCAGGCAAACATGGAGATGTCTTATTAAGTCAGGATCAGTTTAAAGAAATTGAAATTGCTATAAATAATACTAATATACAACTAAAAGCACAGCATGAGGTAGGTGTTACGAAGATGCTTAATGAAGGTTTAGGTTTAGCCGTAGCTAATAAACTTACAGTTGATCAACATTCTGATTTAATACTTAAATTAGATCAATTAGGTGTTGATAAAAATTCTAAGGAATATAAACAATTACTAAATTATAACCCTGATGCTCAATCAGCTACTTATTATAAGAAAGAGCAAGAGCAGTTTTGGAGTACGATAAAACTTGGTAGAACAAAAAACCTTAAAGCTCAAATAACAAATATTAAGAACAATCAACTAAGAAGCGAGTTAGAACAACTACACGATAGGATAACAGTTAGTAAGGATCAAAATAATTGGCCTGTAACTTATAAAGATGTGGCTAGATCAATGGTTGTAGAAAAAGGTAAATTAACTATAAATCCTGGTGTAGAATTACAAGGCAATGTTTTAGGTGTAAGAAATCATATTGCTAATTTAGCTGATGGATTTTATATGTATGAAATGAGCAGATCAGAACCTGGTGATACAGAGGTAGGAGCACGTGCTCTAGTTAAATTAAATGCTAAACTTGATGAATTAGGATTTAATGTAACTAAGGAAGATGATCCAAGAGCTGGTATATTAACACCTGGAACTAGGGGTCAATATAACCGATTCGGAGTTCATACTAATGTTCAAGCAGAACTAGGTAGGAGTGGTGGAGATTTTAGTCAAAAAGCAAGGAAGATAGTCAGTCTATTTAATGATCCTCAAGGTACAGGCGTTAATACAAAGCAACGTGTTTTAACTTCTCCAGGACTTTTAACTAATATAGAACTACTAGCTGTATCTAAAAATACTCAACTTAATAATCTTACAAGTTGGCCTCGTGATGTTTTATCAACAGCAGAGATGTTAGGCGTAGCTCCGAGTGAATTAGTACGTGCTCAATTGAAAGCTCTTATAGCTAGCCCAGATAAAGCAGATAAAAAATTCGTACAGACTTATCAACTAGATAAGTTTTTAGATAAGATACCTACTGTAGATGTTGAGGTAAGAAAACTTCTCGAACAGAGTGGTAATAAAAATCTTTTATCTAAGTATGAGCATTATGGACTTAGAAGTTTTCATCCAGGAGATTATGAAACTTTAGTTGGGATTGAACAGGGTGTTGAAAAACTTGGGCAAAAAGAAACTAAAGAAGCTCAAGAAGTTAAAGCAAAAGAATCTAGAATAACAAGAATAAAAGAATTATTCGGGAAAGATTTTAAAATAAAACCATCTCTTTTGAAAACTCTTCTAGAATCTGATGAAGCTTTAGATAAATTTATAACTGAACAAGGCTTACTCGAATCAAAATAACATTATGGAAGAACAAGAAATTAGTTTGGAAGACGCTCTAAAAGAATTGGAAGTTCCTACGGGTACTGATTCAGAGAACATACCAACATCTTCTACGGAAGTTTCTACGGAAGGAGAATCCACGGGCGGAATCCGTGGTATGGATCAAGTCTATGACGACAGAGCAGCTGCAGGAGGCGAAGAAGCCCGCTTTAGACCTGGACCTTTAGGATATACACAAGATATACTAGAAGGTACAGGTAGAAATATATACGAAAGTGCAGCACCTTTAGTTGGTATTTCAGATACAATTATAGATGCTATCAACTTTGCTTCAGCAGGTTCTACATTTGATATACCTAAGTTACCTGCATACGAAAGCGAAGTGTATACAGCTTTACGTAACATATCAGGACTTGTAATACCATCTCTTGGTCTTAGAAGTATGGCATTAAATGCTGGTGCTAAGGCACATGCATCAGGTCAAGCAGCACCTTGGTTACAGAAATTAGGTAATATTAAATCATTTGAATACTTTGCTAAGTTTGGTATTGATGTAGGTACTGGTGCTGCAGTTGATTATGTAGCAGAACAAAACCAGAAGGATGATAACCTAATGGGTGTTCTTAAAAACTTCTGGCCTAAGACATTTCAATTTATACCTAATAGTATAGCTACAAATCAAGATGATTCAGCAGGCGAGAAACGTGCTAAGAATGTTAATGAAGGTGCTGTTTTTAGTGTCTTTGCTAGTATCATTGAAGGTATAGCTTACTTAACTAAAGCTGGTAGAAGTATTACTAGAACACGTCAATTTATTGATTCCTCTGGTAAAGAGATAAAAGTTGGAGATCAATTTACAGATATCAAATTCTCTGATAATATAACAGAGGACACTATTCTTAGAAATTATGCTAGAAAAGAGAATTCATTAAATGAACTTAGTGAGTACTATATCAGTAGAGGTGAAGAGCCTCCTAATTGGCCTACACTTCCTGAAAGTGATACTTTAGTTAGAACTCCTGATGATGATGGGATTATTGGTGCAGCTGCAGACGCTGCTCAAATCCAGAATAACATTGAATCTGGTTGGGGTAGACTTGGTACTATTGTTAGTGAAGCTGCTAGAAAAGAAGGACTTGAAATTAACAATCTAACTAATCGTACACTTGTTAGTGAATTAACAGATCAACTCAAGAAGGCTGGTAAGTTTAGTAAAAAGTTAAGATCTAGTACAGTGCTAACTGAACGGATGATTGATAAAGCTGGTAGAACTTTAGCAGCTACACTCTTACATCCTAGAGTTGATACTGATGATATCCTTGGAATCTTAGATGAATTCAAGAGATCAGTTGATGACTCAGTAGTTAGAATTGTAGGTAAGAAAGGTATTAATAGAGCGGTTAAACAATTAAAAGCTCAAATGTTAGACCTTGATGCTCAGAAAGCTAGAGCATATCTAGTTACTTCAGAAGCTGGACAAGTTGCAGACTTCTCTGAAGGTGTAAGGCTTATGGAAGGAGGTTCTTCTATAATGAGAACTGTTGATCTTATGGCAGATCGCTTAGAAGTACTGATGGTAGAGAAAGGTTTAGCTAATTTTGAAGCAGGATCTATGTTTGCTAAGATGAGAGCTTGGCAATCTGCTGTAGATACTGGTGATGCTAGTATTATGAATGCGGCTGCTGAAACTATTTTAGATAGTAGCACTGCTAAAATGACAGAGATCATACCTAAAGCTAAGGAATGGGCTAATACATTAAAAACAGTATCTAGAGAGAATCCAGAATTTCTAAGACCTTTGTTATTAGCTAATGAATTTACTGATGGTGATGTAGATAGTCTATATAAACTACACAGTTGGGCAGCTGATAATCTATCAACATTTAAAAAAGCTATTTATGATGGTAATCCTCATGTACCTTCAATAGTTAATAAAGTATGGTGGAGTAATTTATTTAACTCAGCATTATCTGCTATGAGTACCCCCGCTGCTGCAGGTGTAGGTAACTTAACTGGTATATTAGGTAAAGGTCTGGCTACTGTTACAGGGGCTGTATTGCAAGGTGATATAGCTAGAGCTAAGAAAGCTATGGTAGCTCATTTTGCATTAGATGATACCTTACAAAAAGCTATGGGTCATATGCAATTGGTCTTTAGAAAAGCTTCTAACAATCCTAAAAAAGTTAGTTATGTAATGCGTAGTGATGTAGCTATTCAAGAAGAAAGAGGTTTAGAGAGTTTAAGAGCATGGGCAGACGCTGCTGAAGCAAAAGGCGAAGAAGGCGGTAAAATGATGCTTAGTGTTTTTGAAGACCTTGATGCATTAGCTAGTGATCCTTTCCTTAGGTTTGGAGGTAACTCCATGACAGCACTTGACGGATTTTCTAAATCAGTCATGGCTAATACAGAAGCTAAGTATATAGCATTTAATAAACTTGCTCAATCAGGAGAAGCTATTACTGATAAAAACTTTAAAGCTGCTGTAGATGAAGTTTATAATAAATGGTTTGATAGTAACGGTATGCTCAGTAATGATGCTGTAGATGCTGCAACTAGTGAGATAGCACTTAATGCTAATTCACCTGTAGTTGATGGTATGAATGAATTAATTAAACGATTCCCAGCTGCTAGGACTTTTATATGGTTCCCTAAAACTACGGCAAACGTTATAGATACATTCGGTAAGTGGAGTCCTGCAGGTATATTATCTGCTGATTATCAGAAATTATGGGGTCCATTAGGTAGAAAATCATTAGAGGACTTTTCATTCGATGAGATATCAACTTTCTTAAAAAGTAAAGGTAAGGTAGTAGATGAGTCTGCTATGGATACTTTTGAAATGCTTCGTTATGAAGTCAAAGGTAAAGCTGCTTTAGGTAGTCTTGCTATTACAATGGCTGGTATGGCAGCTATTAATGATAGATGTACTGGTAATGGTCATTATGATAAATCAATCCAAAGACAACGTATAAGAAGTGGATGGAAGCCTAAATCTTGTAAAGCTCCTGGAACTAACAAACAAATTAGTTATGAATGGATGGGTCCAGTAGGTGATTGGCTAGCTCTTACTGTTGATGTTGTAGACAACTTTGATAGTTTGTCTGTTGGTGTACAAGAAGATCTATACAATAAACTTATGTTTGTTTTAGGTTCTTCTATTACTAATAGATCAGTTCTTTCTCAATTAGAACCTATGTACGATGTAATGCAAGGTAACGGTGCAGCAGCTATGAGGTTCCTAACTAACTTTGGTAATAACTTAGTACCTTTAGGTAGTCTAAGAAATGAGTTGGGTAAAATTATGTACCCTCAGTTACGTCAAATTCGTAATGAATTGGATCAGAACTTAAGAAATAGAAATGCTTTCTTAGATGCTGTAGACCCTGAACGTTCACTATCTTCAGTAGTTGATCCTATTGATGGTAAGGAAATTGGTAAAGAAGATAACTGGTTCCTTAGAGTTTGGAATAGAGGACCAGCAAAAGTTACTAGCTTACCATCTAAAGAACGTCAATTCCTTATTGATATTGAATTCAATAGCAATCCTCAGATGAGGTTAAGTAATGGTGGAGCAATATTAGAAAACCATGAGATAGCAGCTATTAATAGTAAAATGGGAGAGCAAGGTATTTATAAAGAAGAAATAAATAGAATAATGAAAAGAGCTGAATCACTTACTTACACTGCTCCAGATGGTACTAAATATAAAGGTTTTACCAATATTATCCAAGGTCAACGAAGAGGTTTAATCTCTTCAGAGATTTTAGATACTGGTAAATATGCAAATATTTTCTCTGAACTAAGAACAGCATATGCACAAGCTAAACGTTTAGCTGAAAAACATATAGATCCTATATTAAGAACAGCTATTGAAGATCGTGAATATGAATTAAAAACTAATAGACGGAATCAACAATATGGTGATATAGATCAAATTGTTCAAGATGCCGGATTAACTGAAACACTTAACATGGCTAAATAATGGCATACATAACGGAAGTTAGTCACACTCAAACGACAACAGGTAACAGGGACTTCTCTGTTACCTTCCCTTTTATGAGTACTGCTGATCTAAGGGTACAACTAGCAGGCGTTACAAAATCTCTAAACACTGACTATACAATCGTTCAATCAGGGGCTAACACCGTTGTTAATTTCAACACAGCTCCTGCTGATAATGCAGTAGTTCGTATCTTTAGAGATACAGACATAGACGCAATCAAATCCACCTATCAATCTGGTAGTTCAATTAGAGCTACAGACCTTAATGAGAATAATACTCAATTACTGTACGCTGCACAAGAGTTTGGTACATTAAAAGAAGATAACTCTGTGTCTTTTTCTTTAGGAGATAAAGGAGATCTACAACTTAATAGTTCATCTGACTGGGTTATACAAAACAATACCATTGAACAAGCTAATATGGCTGACAATAGTATTGGTACTAATGAAATTATTAACGGTAGTATTACTGGTGAGAAGCTTGCTAGCTTAGCTATTACTGCAGCACAGATGGCAGCTAATGCTATTATAAATTCTAAGATAGCAGACGATGCTGTAACCTCAGCTAAGATTGCAGATAATTCTATATTAACAGCACTCATAGCTAATAATGCTGTAGAACCTACTAAGATTAATCAGACAGCTGTTGCAGGTGCTGGTTTTAATCCTACTGGTGCTGTGATATGGTATGCTGGTTCAACAGCTCCTACAGGCTATTTAAAAGCTAATGGAGATAGTATACCAAATGGTAGTGGTACTGTACAAGGTGTCGCTGCAGATTATTCTGGTTTATATGCTATAGTAGGTGGTTCATTACCTGACTTACGTGGTGAGTTTATAAGAGGCTGGGATGATGGAAGGAATGTGGATGGGTCTAGAGCTATTAGATCTACACAAGAAGATATAGCTGAAAATCATACACACTCAGCTGCAACTGGTACTGATGGAGCGCATACTCACCTAGCAACCGTCGATAATAATACTCATGACCATGATATGCCGAATAAGCATCAGAGTTCTAGCAGCGGAAATGAAGTTCAAAGAGGAGGCGATGGCAGTAGTCAAGATTGGAGAACAGAGAACAATACTCACACACACACTGTAACTATAACTGATACCAATAGTACACATACTCATAACATATCAGTCCAGAATCAAACAGGTGGTGGTACTGAAACAAGACCAAGAAACGTGGCTCTTTTAGCCTGTATTAAATATTAACTTATGGCTATTTTAACAACTGAACACTATTATACGGGAAATGCTTCCACCACAAGTTTTGCGTATACATTTCCATATTATAAAACGTCAGACATCAAGGTTACTTGGGATGGCGTATTAAAAACTGAAGGATCACATTATAACGTTACTGGTACTAATATCGTTTTTACTAGCGGTAATGTTCCAGCTAATAACGTCGTCATACATATTTATAGAGATACTGATGTAAGTACATCCAAAGCCACCTTTGCTGCAGGATCATCTATCAGAGCAACAGACTTAAATAATAACGAATTACAATTACTTTACTCTGCCCAAGAAGAGCAAGACCAAAAGGTTCAAACAGCAGATATTAAAGATGGTGCTATTACTTCTGCAAAGATATTAGATGGAACTATTGCCACAGCTGATATAGCTGATAATGCAATTACTTCAGCTAAGATTCAAGCATCTGGAATTGGTACATCTGATATTGCTGATAACGCAGTTACTACTGCAAAGATTGCTGACGACGCTATAACAATGGCGAAGTTAGGTGCTGGTACATTACCTAATGATGTACTTATTAGTACTAATAACTTTGGTACTGGTACAGTTACTGCTACTAACTTAGCATCAAATGCTGTAACAACAGTTAAAATATTAGATGCTAATGTTACTGATGCAAAGCTTGCTTCTAATGCTGTCACAACAGCGAAGATAGCAGACGATGCTGTAACCACAGCAAAGATAGCAACAGGTGCTGTAACATCTGATAGTATTGCTGCAGGTACAATTGCAACAGCTGATATAGGTGATGATGTAGTTACTACTGCTAAGCTTGCTGACAATGCTGTAGGTACTGCAGCAATTGCAAGTGATGCTGTAACATCAGCTAAGATCGCTGATAATGCTATAGGAACTGCTCAAATTGCTGATAATGCTGTCACGACTGCTAAACTGGCTGACGCAGAGCTTACAACTCTTGCTGGCATGCCTGGTGCTACCGCTAGTATTCTTGCCGATAGTACCGCACTTACTTCCACTACTGCCGAGCTTAACTTGCTTGATGGCAAGAGCGTTGTCACATCGGTTAGCGGAAGTTCTACTAACGTTCAGTTACCGACTGCAAAAGCCGTTAACGATGCCATTGCAGCGATAAATACAGATGCAGGTAACTTTGTCCCGATAGCAGATGAACTTAAATTCCCCAACACTAACCCTGATCCTGGTGGTAACGCTGGTACTATTGTTTCCATTGCAGACGCTGGCGGTATTGTTGTTAATGGTTCAGGTGTTAGTACAACTGGTAGAACACTTGGTGGGACTACTGTCACAATTAACGGGATCGACTCCTCCCTCAACAATACTACCATAGCAGCTGGTAAAGGTATGTTGGTACAGACAACTAGTACCTTAAATACCTATGATTACCATAGACTTATAGTAGATGAAGCTGGAGTAGCAACTGCTCAAACACTTGTTAATGATTTTAATAGTCGATATCAAGTAGCATCTAGCGCACCTTCTGCTCAAGTAGATGGTACTGCTTTACAAGATGGTGACTTGTGGTTTGATACCACAGCTAATGAGATGAAAGTATATGATTTAGGAAATACCACATACTCAGTTGTGAGTTCAGTAGGTAATTTCTACATTAGTACACTCTCTAGTTATTCTGGTACAGGTGGTAATAGTGCATCATTCAATGGTTCAGCTTATAGATTTGTACTCAGTAACACTCCAGCTAATGCACAACAACTTATTGTTAGCATCAATGGAGTCATTCAGAAGCCTAATAGTGGAACAAGTCAACCCTCAGAGGGATTTGCTGTTAATGGCAGCTCTATTCTGTTTAGTGCCGCTCCTGCTACTGGTAGCAATTACTTCATTATCCACATCGGAGCCTCAGTAAATATAGGTACTCCAAGTAATAACAGTGTTACTACAGCTATTCTACAGAATGGTTCAGTTACTAATGCTAAGATGGCAGACGATGCTATCGGTATTGCAGAGTTATCAGCAACAGGTACTGCAGGTAATACAACCTTCTTACGCGGAGACAATAGTTGGCAAGTAGTAGATACAACAATAGCTGATGATTCAATAGTCGAAGCTAAACTAGATATTAGTAATGCTCCAGCTGATGGTAAATTCTTACAATATAAAGATAGTTCAGATAAATTAACTTGGACAGCAGTTACTGGTACCCCCGAAGGTGAAGCAGTTAAATCTACTACTAATAGTAATGAAGCTGCTACTAAATTCTTAAGAGCTGACGGAGACGGTACATGTTCTTGGCAAGTACCTCCTGATACTAATACACAAGTAGGCGGTTCTACAGGTGTTGACTTTAACGATACTGTTAAGGCTAGATGGGGTACAGGAAATGATTTAGAAATCTACCACGATGGGACTAATTCTGTTATTGATAACAATACAGGAAATTTAAACATACAAACTGATGGTACTTTATATTTAACTAACGCTGCGGGAAGCGAAGTATTTGTACAAGTAAGTAACAATGGAGCCGTACAGCTTCGATATGATAATGTTACAAAATTTGAAACAGCAAGTGGTGGTGCAACTATTACTGGAGTATGTACTGCCACCTCATTTGCAGGTGACGGTTCCGCTTTAACTGGTGTAGCTGCAGCTTCTGCAGACGGATGTATATTTGAAAATGATCAAACAATATCTAATAACTATACAATTGCTTCTGGTAAAGGAGCACACAGTGTCGGACCTATAACGGTCAATGCCACTGTAACTGTAAACGGAAACTGGGTGGTTAGCTAATGGCAATTACAATTAATGGATCTGCGAATACAGTTGCAGGTGTCGCAGCTGGCGGCATAAATGATAATGTAGTAGATAACGGTACAATGGCAGATGATGCTATTGGAGTAGCTGAATTATCTGCTACAGGTACAGCAAGTTCCTCTACATTTTTAAGAGGAGATAATAGTTGGGCATCCGCAGGTGCAGCTGCAGAAATACTTGCATGGGTGAACTTTAATGGAACAGGAACCGTAGCTATACGGGATCATTACAATGTAAGTTCTATTACTGATGTTGCTACAGGTCATTACACTGTTAATTTTACAAATAATTTACCTACTAACTATGCAACAATTGTCACTTCTGATGGTCTTTATAATGGATCAGTCACATCTTTAGGTCACAATGATGCTGATACAGCCCATACTAATGCTGGCAATGTAAAAGTCGAAGCAAGAGGTGCTGATGGTAGTGGTTCTACTGCAGATTCTGAAACTTATTGTGTAGTTTGTATTAGTTAGTATTATGAGCAAAATTATTTATTCAAACTCAGACGGTACAGTAAGCATCATTACTCCAACAGGGGATATTAATGATGCTAAAAAAGACGTACCTTCTGGAGTTTCCTACGAAATTGTAGAGGATAATAAAATCCCTACAGATCGTACATTCAGAAACGCTTGGGTTAAAGGCTCAGGTGTAGTTACAGAAGATGTAACCAAAGCAAAAGTTATTGCACATACAACTAGAAGAAATAAAAGGGAAGTTGAATTTAAGCCACACGACGATATTATTTCCAAACAAATTCCAGGTCAAAGTGCTAGTGATGCAGAAACAGCTAGAGCTGCAATAAGAACGAAATATGCAACTATGCAAACAAATATAGATAATGCAACGACAATATCTAAAATAAAGGAGGCTCTAGAATAAATGGCAGAATTAAAAATTAAAGCGGACTCAGGCGGTGGAACCGTTTCATTTAAGGGTCCAGCTACAACAACAAGTAATGCTGCCGTTCAACTCACTCTTCCAGTGGATGATGGATCGGCAGATCAATATTTAAAAACAGACGGTAGTGGAGCCCTTAGTTGGGCTACTGTCTCATCAATAGGTGGGGACACAGGTACAACTTTTAACGATGATGTAAAAGTTAAATTTGGGACGGGAAATGATCTTGAAATCTTCCATGATCCTGATGGTGGTGATAGCTCTGCTGCTATAACCAAAATAATGGCAAATAATGGTGATTTAAGAATAGGTACCCAACTAAATAAGAGGGTTATTTTAGGTGCTTACTATGATGCTGGAGGTGGTGGCGATACTCTAGAAATCTGGGGTGGTTCGAATATAGTTCCAGCTGCCAATGATACTATGGATTGCGGAGAAACAAACCATAAGTGGGATGATATCTATGCTACTAATGGTACAATTCAGACCTCAGATCGAAATGATAAAGATAATATCACAACTAGTGATTTAGGTTTATCCTTCATCAATAAACTATCTCCTAAATCTTATAAGTTTAAAGGTAAAACGAGAACTCACTATGGTCTTGTATCACAAGATGTAGAGACTGTCTTAGGTGATATAAGTAAACCTACTTCAGGTTTTGCTGGTTTTATTAAAACAGATAGTAGCGAAGCTAAAGATGGTAGTAGTTATAATTATGGACTACGTTACAACGAGTTCATAGGACCGCTTGTTAAAGCAGTACAAGAGTTAAGTGCAGAGGTCGAAACACTTAAAACTAAAGTCGCCGCACTGGAGGCAGGCTAATGGCAAAAGTAATAACAACTGAGTTACAACACTCAGGCGCATCAAGTGCGAATATAACATTAGCTTCTGATGGTTCAGTAACATTACCTAATGATACTGTTGATATAGCAACTTTATCTGCAACAGGTACAGCAAGTTCTAGTACATTCCTACGTGGTGATAATGCTTGGGCAGCTGCTGGAGGTGGGAAACTTCTTCAAGTAGTAGAAGCTACAACAGCTACAGAAGTATCTAGTACCGCGGCAACAATGGCTGATTCAGGTCTAACTGCATCTATAACACCTGCTAGTGGTAGTAAAGTCCTTATTCTTATCAATCAATCTATCAGACAATATAGGAACAGAAATAGCACTAACCATCAAGGTTTTGGTGTAAACCTTTTAAGAGGCTCAACTATTATCCTAGCTTCCAAGAGAAACGACGCTAATCTTTTTAATGATTTCTATTTAGCAAATGATGCTGTCAATAATACAGTGATACGTCATACAATGAATTTCTTAGACGATTCTCCTGGTGGTGATGGTTCAACTTCGGTTACATATAAGACACAATTTGCCGTCACACATACTGATGATTCTGGTCAAATTTGGGCACAACCTTCTTGGGAATCTCAGAACCAAGCACCTACTTCATCAATAATACTTATGGAGATTGGATCATGACCGTATTAAAATCTGAAGCCTTAGCTTCTTTAAAGCCTAATGCTGAATTTGTATGGACTGGTTCAGCTTGGAGTGGTCTCAATTGGATAGATACTAAACAAACAAAACCTACTGAAGCAGAGGTCGATGCTGAAGTAACTAGATTAACTAATCTAGAAACAGCTAACAAATATCAAGAAAATAGAAAGCCTCTTTATCCAGCTATTGGAGATCAATTAGATGACCTGTATAAACAGGGTGCTTTCTCTGCTGATATGGCAGCTAAAATCAAAAAAGTAAAGGATGACAATCCTAAACCATAATGACATTAACCAAAATAACAGCAGCTGG